AACGAGCAGAAGTGTTTAATTGAGTTAAAGAATTAGCAGGTACATTAGAAATTGCTCCTCCACCTGTTAAATATCTAACTGTTAAAGTAGTGTTAGAAGGTGCTATTCCATAAGTTTTAGTAAATAGGAAATTATTTGGAGCGTATGCTGTTGTTAATTTTGATTGTTCAAAAGGTAAACCAATACCAACATTATTTGGATTTGGAATAATTGTTTCATCAGTATCATTTGAAGTACCAGCACCAAATTGAATTTGTAAAGAAGTAGCATTGATAAATCTAGATGTAAAACGCCTTTGAATTTTTTCTAATTTTAAAATATAAGGTGTATCACCCGAATATTGGGATAAATTTGGATCATTTTGGTTAGTATTTTTTATAGAATCAAACACCATTTCTTGACCTAAATAATCTACCTCATACCATTTATTTCCATCAGAATCTGTAATATCTAAAATACCTACAATATCACTACTATTTATAAAAACTGTAGAATATTGAACTGGGGTTGTAAATTGAAATTCGGTGGTGTTAATAGTAGATGAAATTGCTTTTCTTGTTTTCTTTAAAAGAAAATAAGTTGGTGTATTTCCTGATACTTGGTAGACAGTAACAGTCGTAGGATCGCCTGAACTTGAGACAGAAAAATCTATAGGTTCTTGAACTAAAAAGGAAATTTTATTTACGGTATTTTGAGAAACTGTTGAATTGGGTGGGATATATAAAGTATAATCAAAATCAGGAACATATTCAGACCCAGATAAAATAGCAGGAACTTGTTGATAAAAATCAACATAGGTTGTTGCTACTTGTGTTACATTTGGTTTATAACCAAACATATAAGCTAATTCGTATAAGTTATTTGTTTGACGAGCATATTGTAAATATGTTTCTTGTACTTGGTTATCTAAATAAAATGATAAAACATCACCTACATAAGCAGCCATTTCCATAAACATTATACCAGGTGATGCTGGACTAAAGTCGTTATAAGTTGTTGGAAAATAGGTTTTAGCGTAATTAATAAGACTAGTTTTTAATTCACTAAAGTCCCTATTAATATATTGTATATTTTTTTTATCAGCCATTATGTAAGTGTAATTTGTATTGTATCATTAATCCCTGTATTTTGTATGCTATAGTATAAATCAACCGATACAGTATTTGAATCAGGATAAGGGAGGATATCTAATTTATTAACAATAATATTAGGAAAATATAATGCTATTTGAGATTGGATGTTTAATCGTAAACCCTCTAAATTATTTTGGTTTATTTGTTCAAAAACAAACTTTCTTAGATTACCACCAAATAAAGGATTTAAATATCTTTCAGGTTGGTTTGTTAAAAGAAAATTAATTAAATTATATTTAATTGATTCTTGAGTAGTATAAGTTATTCGGAAAACAGCCGGAGCATTAAAAGGTAAAGCTACTCCCACACCAACACTAGGTTTGGTATCTAAAGGAAATATTTTCTTTGCTCCAAATGCCATTATTTATTCATTAAAGCCATTATTTGGTCTAATCCCACACTACCTTCAGGCAATGCCCCATTAATAGCATCTACAGGTCCAGTTGCTTGAAAATTACCAGCGTAAGCTGTAGTTGCGGCTCCTCCACCTTGCATTTCCTCTAAAATACCTCCAAACATTGCTTGTCTTTCTTTAGGAGTTAGTTGTTTTGGATTTGATAAATGTGGTTGAGCGTAAGTGTCTTTAATTGACTCCGTAACAATTGTTTTAGGGGCACGAACAGCTTCCAGTAGAATATCTTTTAATTCCTCTTGAATAGCTTCCCTTACTGCCTCTTTAATAATTTTTTTAAAATCTGATGGTTTCATTGTTTATAAATATTAAGTTAATAAGCTTTTAAATTGTCTCTGTCGATTATTAATTTCAATTCATTAATTAAAGTTAAATCATCTGTTGTAAATGATAATTCTGTTTGTATTAAAATTATTCCTTGCTGATTTTTACCTAAAGCACGTCTGCGATTTACAGTTGGAGTGTAAGGAACTTCTTGTATTTCAATAATAAATCCACTATAAGTAGTTTGATTTTGAGTTGTATTTGATTGTAATTGAGCATCTGATATAGATTGAATAGTAGGGGAAATTGGGGGTGGGGGATTTGTAGGGTCACATGCTTTTAAAACGTTATCTATTGATTTTAAAGCTTCTACTGCTGTTAGTATATAACCACCTACAATAGATAAAACTAATGCTGAACCAGATAACACTGATTGATATTTAGATAATTTTGAATTACCATATTGGTCAAAAGTAACTTTTCTAATTAATGTTTGAGCATCATTTAATAAAGTTGTTATAACACCTGGAGTAGGTAAAGCGCTTGCTGGTGGAACTTTTAATGCTAAAGATGTAACTAAAGCTGCTAAATCAACAGTGGTAATTATTGATAATACTGTATTTAGAAAAAAGGATAATCCAGTAATTGATGTACCTAAAATTTCAATTTTATCTCCTATATTATTTAATTGATTAACTATTAAATCTCTCTGTTGTCTTAGTATAGCTAATTCTGTTGGTGATAAACACACCCCACTAGATTGATACTTAGAAACATAATCTGTAGTTAATTTGTTAAGGGAAGGTTGAATTAAAATATTTACTTGACTTCCTAAAATGTAAATTAATTGAGGTAATTTAGCAGCTCCTTTAGCTTTTAAATTATCGGGGGTTGATTGTTCAATAGTTGTAGCATCAACTGTTTTTTCACTTGCTGATTTAGATTTAGCAGCAGTAGAAGCAGCTTCTTGTGATCGTTGTTGTTCTATATCTAAAGGTGAAGCCATTATACAGTATAATTATATTTAGATTTTAAGGTTTCTAAATTTGCTTGTAATGCTTGTAAAGAAGTATTTACTTGAGCTGCTGCTACATTTAATTGAACTAAAGGAGTACCGGGAGGTGTTGATACGACTGTGGAACAAATAGTCATAAATCCTGATAAATTTGTAATAAGTTGATTTAATAAATTAACTGTTTGGTTTCCTAATAATAAAGGTTCATTTGCGTTCTTTGAACCAATATATGTGTTTGTGGATTGGATTACTGTAGTTGGAGAGTCAATATTAACACTTTCAACTGAATTTAAATTAATTGATTTTTTAGAACTTAATAATATATGATCTGCGGATGAATTAAATACTAAACGTCCTGATGTAATTATAATTTGATTTTCTATGTATTCAGAAGGTATTATTGGGGGATTATTTTTATAACTTACATATGAAGTACTAGCAGTTTCTAGTGGGAGTTTTTGAGTTGAACTAAAATAAACTGAACCTAAATCTGTGTTAATATTTTCAGTAATATGAAGAGAAGCATTTTTTGGGTCTACTCCTTGTCCATTTCTTATTATCATTATAGGATCACCATCAGTACCTATTGATGACCAATTATTAGGTCTGTTTTTAACAGTAGAACCAAATCTAATACTATTTCCCCATCTACCTTCATAAATTACATCTCCCTCAAAAGGTAATAAAGGATTGATATTATCTCTTTCAACAAAAGTTTTACCAAAAGTTATATTACTTAATTGATCATTAGTTGATTTTGGACTACCTAATATAGTTTGCGCTAAAGTTTTATTTTGGGTTGGTTGGTTTTGTCCTTGAGCATAAGGAATAGCATTATGGTGTGGGTGATTCCAAACTCCTAAAACATTTAAATAATATGTATTTTTTGAACCTGTGTTTTTTTTAATATTAATATTTGGTTGTCTAATAAGTAAAACAATTTCATTAATTAAGGGGTAATTTTTTACATTAGTAAATAATGGAGTTGCTGTAAATATTTGAGAGGATGGTTGGACAGTAGAAACATCCCCTGGAGATGATTCTACTGTAGTATATATAATAGAACCTATAGCTTTAGGGTCTGATCCATCTAATATTACATCTATTACACGTCCTGTAAATATACTAGATCCTTGTAAACGATTAATAGCATCATCGTTTTTGTTTTTTATACTAGGGTTTATAGTTTTATTAACAGCACCAAATCCATAAGCCATTATTTACCTCCTTTTAATTCGTTCATAGCAGATAATAACTGCTCTTTTTCCTCATCAGAAATAGTAAGAGAACCATCAGATGTTACTGTTGCCATAGCACGTTGAGCTAAAGCAGCCATCTTAATTAATATATCATCGTTTTTAACACTAATTTCCATATATTCTTTAATCAAGGGAACTACTAAAGTAGCATCCCCAATATCAGAAATTAATGGTTTCAACTCATTAATTAGAGCTGTTACTTGTTTATCTTTTTTCTGTTGGTTATTGTAAATTTCCTCTAAAACATCAGAGAATTTTTTCTTTCCAAAAATTACATTATCAAATTGTGACATAAATATACATTTAGTTTCTTATAAATATTAAAACTAAAAACTTGTATATCCATGTTCTAAATAAAATATATAACCTTCCTTAAAAATGTCGTAGAGTTGATTTGCTATTTTGGTAATTTTAGGTGTTTTAACATCTATAATTTCACGGATATAAATGTAAAGGGCTTTTTTATTAAATATATCTAAATGTTCTCTTTTGCGAAATAATTCTAAAATAGCATCCGCAATTCTAGCGTCATATTCTTTAGGAAATAAAGTATAAATGTGTTTAGTGACATACTCAGTATAAATGTCTATATACATCGATAAACGCTCATCATGCGATGAATCATCTATGCTATATGAATGTTCCTCATCTTCCTCAATAGTATCTAAACCAATAGTATCAATACGTTTTTTATAATTCTTTTGGTTTGATAGAATTAAATAACGTTTAGCAATTGTTCCAAAGTAAGAAAATGCTTTAGCACCTTTTGCTGGATTAAATAGATGAATTTTAGATAATAGAAAAGTAATTACTTCGTGTTGTAAATCCTCAATGTTATCTACCTCAGTATAGTAAAACTTAAAAGTATGGATAATGTTTTCGGTAAGTTTAAAAAAGGCATAATGAATTCTATCTTGATAGATTCTACTTTTTAACTCAAAATCCGAAGTGTTATTATACAATACAATAGCATCTTCGGTGTCTTGGGTAAAGTATTGGACACCCTTTTTCTTCTTAACTACTACCTCTTCCATTATTTTGTAATATTCTTAACAACAAAAGAATTTAATGCTGTTTGAATAGTTTTGATTTGTTCAAAGA